CCGTACAGGTTGAAGATGTGCTGATCGGCGAGCCTTCCACAGACGAGATCACCACATCGACAGCCATGTACGGCAAGAAGATCGTGTGCATGCTCGGCATCCCTAAAGGTGACACACATGACTGGATCGATAAAAAGGTCCAGTGGACTTCGTGCGGTCAGACATTCACTGTGCAGACGTTCGGCTTCCCGATCACCGGGATCGAGGCGAATATTCCACTGCGCTGGCATATGAAAGTCAGGTGCGAAGCCTATGGCTAAGACGAAGTTTGTGCTTGACCGGTCGGGAGTGCGCGAGCTTCTCCAGTCGGACGGAGCCATGCGGGTATGCCGTGCGTATGCAGAGCAGGTGGCTCAGCGTGCCGGCGAGGACTACACCCTGTCGGAGTACGTAGGCCGCAACCGTGTGAACGTATCGGTGTCTCCGGGATCTGCCGAGGCAGAACAGGATAACTTTGATAACAACACGTTGCTGAAATCACTGGGAGGATGAGCATGATTGAGAAGACAATTTATGACTATCTGACCAGTATTTTATCAACGCCGGTTTACCTGGAACGCCCGAAGGAAATCCACGGCGACTTCGTGCTGATCGAAAGAACAGCCGGATCAAAAACAAATCATCTGAGCACAGCTACTATAGTGTGCCAGTCACATTCCAGTTCCATGCTTAACGCAGTGTCGCTCAATGCGGCAGTGAAAACGGCTATGGAATCTGCACGGAGCCTCACGAACATCTTCAGCGTGAAGCTCAACTCTGATTACAACTACACAAATCAGAGCTCGTTTAAGGGATACCGCTATCAGGCGGTATTTCTTGTAGTTTACAAAGAGGAGGAAAACTAATGTCTCTTGTAACAGCAAGTAAGGCAGCCGTCAGCGGCGGTATCTGGATGGCTCCGGAAGGCACAACACTTCCGACCGATGCGACAACCGCTCTCGACGTCGCCTTCAAATCTCTTGGCTACGTATCTGACGCAGGCGTCACCCGGAACATCTCTCGCGAGAACACTGTGGTGAATGCATGGGGCGGCCAGACTGTGGCAGTACTGAACGGCAAGAAGACCGAGACGTTCAAATACAAATGCATCGAAGCGGATAATGTCGATGTTCTCGGCATGACGTATGGCGAAGCAACCGGAACGCTCGCAAACGGAATTGCCGTCAAGAGCACCGGAGCACAGGGCGTACCGCATTCGTTCGTCATCGAGGCAATTCTGTCTGATGATGTGCACCAGCGCATTGTCATCCCGTCCGGCGTGGTCACCGACATCGGAGACATCGTGTATGTCGATAACGAAGTAGTCGGCTATGACACCACGATCACCGCGATCGCGGATGCAACGGGCGTAACTGCATATGAGTACCTGCAGGCAACCGGCGTAACCGGCACAACGGAGTGATCTGATTGATGGAGGGAGCCAGATGGCGCACGTAAAAACATCCATCGGCTTTGAGATGGAGTTCGACACAGCTACATTCAATGATATGGAGCTGTTTGAAGCCATCTCAGAGGTCGAAAAGGGAAACATGATACTTTTACCGGATGTCTGCAAAAAGATCCTTGGAGACCGCAAAACGGAGCTCTACGGTCTTCTGAGAGATGAGAGCGGCAGAGTGCCTGTCGATAAGGTGCAGGCTCAGCTGATCGAGATCATTGAACAGGCAAACGGAAAAAATTCTTAGTCCTCGCACGAATGTCCGCAAGGTGCGAGGATGAATTGATATGTGATTTTGCGGAAACGTACCACATCTATGACTGGCGAGGCTTACCGCTGAATCTGGCGGCGATCCTCGCCGGCGGTCTCCCTGAGTTTTCAAGATCAAAGATGAAACTGAGGGGAGAAAGGGCAACGCTTGATCAGCTTCTGCTTGCGCGGATCTGCGATCTGCTTGCCGGTTACTTCGGAGCCAAGACCGAAAAAGGTGAACCGGCTCCGTCACTTGTAAAAATCATAAGTGAACCGCCGAAGGCTCCGGACAAACCGAAGACACGGCTGTTCAGAAGCGGTGCAGAGTTCATGAAAGAGCTCAACCGCCATCTGGAAGGAGGCAAGAACAATGGCTGAAGATGGAATGACATTGGGTAAGGCGTATGTGCAGATCATCCCATCAACGGAAGGAATCTCCGGTCAGCTCAGCGCCGCGCTGGGTGATGCGGGAGACAGTGCCGGCGCAATATCCGGCAAGAAGTTTGGATCTTCCTTCGGATCAGCGCTCGGCGGTGCGGCAAAGGTCGCAGGCGGGGCGCTTTTAACTGTAGGCACAAGCGTGGCTGCGCTTGGCAAATCCTTCGTTGATTCGGCATCCGGCGTGGCATCGTATGGAGACAACATCGACAAGATGTCTCAGAAGCTCGGTATCAGTGCCACGGCTTATCAGGAATGGGATGCGATCCTTCAGCACAGCGGCACATCCATGTCGGCGCTGAAGACAGGAATGAAGACGCTTGCCACGGAAGCGGCGAATGGCGCGGAAGAGTTCCAAAAGTTAGGAATCTCTCAGGAACAGGCGGCAAGCATGTCCAGAGAAGATCTGTTTGCGGCTACGATAAAAGGCTTACAGAACGTTACAGACGAAAATGAACGGGCAATTCTTGCACAGAAGTTGCTCGGACGGAGCGCCATTGAACTTGGCGCTCTTTTGAATACATCCGCAGAAGACACCGAAGCCATGCGTCAGCGCGTGCATGAGCTCGGCGGAGTGATGACGGACGAAGCGGTCAAAGCCGCCGCCGGGTTCCAGGATGCACTGCAGGACATGGGCACGGCGTTTGATGGCATCAAGCGCAACATCATGGCCGACTTCCTGCCATCCGTGACCGGGATCATGAGCGGCATCACGAACATTCTTGCCGGTGACACGGAGAATGGTCTTCAGCAGATTTCCGAAAGCGTTTCGACAATGATTGGACGGCTCAATGAGCAGGTTCCGCAGATTATGGAGATCGCAAAGGGGCTGATCGGCGCGTTCGGTCAGGCGATCATCGATAATCTGCCTTCAATCATCGAATCCGGTACGCAGATCGTGATGGAACTGGTCAACGGACTGATCCAGGCACTTCCTGAGATCCTGAATGCCGGCGTACAGGCCATCATCACTCTTGCATCCGGAATCAGTGAAGCACTGCCCGATCTGATACCAACAATGGTTGAAGTAATCCTGACGATGGTGCAGGGCCTGATCGACAATGTAGATCAGCTCGTGGATGCGGCGCTTCAGCTGATGATGGGACTGGCACAGGGCCTGATCAACGCACTGCCGGTCCTGATCGAGAAGGCTCCGGAGATCATCTCCAGTCTGATCGAGGCGCTGATCGGGATGATCCCGCAGATCGCCGAGGCCGGTGTTCAGCTTCTCACATCACTGGTGCAGAATCTTCCGCAGATTATCGGGAATATTGTTAAAGCAATCCCGCAGATCATAACATCGATCGTTAAGGCGGTCGGACAGGGCGTTCCACAGCTCATTTCAGCCGGAATGAATCTGGTGAGGGGAATTGGACAGGGAATCATAAAAGGGGCCGTAGACGTCATAAATCAGGCTCGTCAGGTGGCAGCCGATGTAGTCGGCGCTATTAAGGATTTCTTCCGGATCTCTTCTCCGTCGAAGCTGACGGAAGAGATGGGTGTGTTCCTGGATAAAGGACTGGCGAACGGCATCAATTCAGCATCCAGTGCACCGATCAAGAGCATGTCCGATCTCAGTGGAGAAGTGGCAGATGCTTTTGCTCCGCAGATTGGCATGGACGCACTCCGGACAGGATCGTATGCGGCAACGACTGCATCCGCTCCTCTGGAGATGGTCAGCAGAACAGCTGCGCAGACAAGGCCGCTGACGGTCGTTCTGGAACTCAATCGGCAGGTTCTCGGCAAGGCGGTTTACCAGCTTAACAATGAAGAGACACAGCGGGTCGGCGTTCAGCTGGCAGGAGGTTACGGTCTATGATCTGGTCTATTGATGGTCTTGAATGGACTGTTCCCTGCCAGGTTGATCGGACCGCAGAGATGCGGCCCAGTGAGATCAGCGGCGTTCTTCTCGACAAGACGTACTTCAACGATGTGATCGGCACTTACATGTCCTATGAAGTGTCGATCGCTGTGCCGATGTCGATGGCGAAGGAGTATGAAGACCTCTACGATCTGATAACCGAACCGGCATCCGGACATACCTTCGTACTGCCATATGGGCAGTCAACCATCACGATCGTGGGCCGGGTGGCAAGCGTGAGCGATCAGTACCATTACATGGACGGCAAAAGAAACTACTGGCTCGGCTTCAAATTCACAGTGGTTTCAAACCATCCTACAAAGGAAGAGGATCTTGAAACGGTTCTCTCTCACGGTATGGATCCAATGCCTTCGACTATCGGGATCGAGGACGGTGCGGCATTCATATGGGATGCTGAGGAAGGTGTGTGGCACGTTACCACAGATTACAGAGATGTTGACGAGGTGTATTACTGATGTATGTAAAAATTGGAGACACGGTATACGCAGAGATCAAGAATCTCTCATTTGCTCCTGAGACCTCGATTGTTTCAGACAGCGTTCCGGTCAATCAGTTTACAGCCGACATTATGACGGACGATGTTATCACAGCCGGATCGGATATTGAACTGAGAGACGATCTCGATCAGCTGTGGGCGAAGTACTGGGTGACGTTTGCCGAGCATATTGACCAGCTCACAGTACGTGTCCGGGCCGAAAGCAAAATTTCAATTCTTGACAGGAAGACAATGCCCGCCACGATGTACTCAAACACACCCGTTTCAGACATCCTGACGGGCATTTTTTCTGACTTGGGTTCTTCATCGTATTCACTCGATTCATCGTTCTCAGGGGCCACGATCAGCGGTTTTATGGGGCATCACAGCAGACGCTATCGTCTGCAGCTGATCTGCTTCGTGATCGGAGCGTATGTGAAGACATTCAACACGGATAAGATCGAGATCCTGCCGCTGAACACAAATGCGGTCTATGTTCCAAAACAGAAGACATTCTGGAAGCCTTCGGTTACGTATAAGGACTGGGTGACCGCAATCGCCATCAGGTCCTTCTCATTTCAGCAGGGAACACCGACTGCCGGAGATGACTATGTGAAGGACGATCAGGGAGTGACATACATTCAGACGTCTCAGGAGATCACGGTGACGAATCCTGATGCTCCTGTGACGGCACCGCCGAACATCGTTGAAGTCGAAGATGTTCAGATCATCAACTCTGCGAATGTTTCGGCGATAGTCGCGCATCTTGCCAGTGTTTACTTCGGCAGAACGGTTGCTGATGTGGATGTCATCAATAACAGGGAGTACGAACCTGGACAGAGGCTTCTCACCTATGGCGTAGGCAAACAGCTAGTGCTTGGCTATGTGGAAAGTGCAACATTCAGCTTCGGTGTGCAGGCAAGATCCAAGCTGCACATGACGCCGATCGAGGTCACTGAGGCAGTTGAACTGACGATCAAATATACCTGGAGTGAGCTCGGCACGAAGCTGACAGTGCACCAGGAAACATATCTGCTTCCGAAGTCCTATCAGTACACGATCGAGAACATGTACATAGATCTTCCATGGCAGAATCACAGATACATTCTGCGTCCCAAAGACGAAACAACCACGGTGACGCTTGAACAGGACACCACGATTGAGATGCCGTGCTATGCGGCGTTGGACGAATACAAAAATACGCTCACAGTTACATCTGTCGATGAGGTCACGTTGAGCGGAACGGAGGTAGACATATCATGAGCAGTACAGAAAAGGTCATTCTTACTGAAGGCAGTCTTGAGGACATTGCGGACGCGATCCGGGAGAAAAACGGGACTGAGACCACTTACAAACCGAGAGAGATGGCTCCGGCGATCAGGGCATTGAACACGAATACAGACTGGGGTGAAATTGGCGGCACACTATCAGATCAGACCGATCTGCAGGACGCTCTCAACGGCAAAGTGGATAAGGTTACCGGCAAGCAGCTTTCGACCGAAGACTACACCACAGCCGAGAAGACGAAGCTCGGTGCGCTTCCTAATGCCGCTACGCTAAATGCGGATTTGGCGTCCAAAGCGGATGATTCCGTTGTAGTGAAATCCGTCAACGGCAATCTGCCGACAAACGGAGAAGTCACGCTGAATGCTGAAGATATTCCTGCAGATGGCATCGGTGATAAGTCAGTATCAGGCAATCCCATCATCATCGAAGATGGCATGGCATCTGTGGCGAAAGAACTGTCTGTCACACTTGAGCCTATTCAGGATTTGTATGGGTATGACCATCCGTGGGCAGGCGGTGCAGGGAAGAATTTGTTTGACTTTGATGGATGGCTAACGGCAAATAATGTCCCGTATACGAAAAGTGGCAATGCATATACTTTTGAAGCGTCATCTATTTTGTTTAGGAATCCATTTGTTTTTTCGGACATGAACATGGCAACTAATTTTTTAGCAACCATGACAGTTCCAAGTGGTTCAACCATTGCTAATTTTGGATTTGAATTACTGACCGCCGATAATACTATCGCCGCATTGCGAGGAGACTTATGGTCAAATAAAACTGGATGCAAATTACGGTTCAATTTCTCAACAGGGGGTAAAATAACAGTCGAAGCACCAATACTCACAACGGCGGACAAGTCTGTTACACCATTCGAACCCTACTCCAACATCTGCCCCATAACAGGCCACGATTCCTGTGCAGTGTTGCGAAGGGGAATTAACCAGTGGAACGAAATTGCGGTAGTTGGCGGATACGACAGCCAAGGCAATGTTTCGGGTAACACTGACCGCATTAGAAACATGAACCGTATTCGTGTAGATGGCAATACCAGTTATTATTTTAAGTCCACATACAGATTGTATCTGCGGTGGTATGACCAGTATGATAACTGGATTAGTGGCACTAATACCGACGTGTTAAACGGCGTTAAAACATCACCAGTTAATGCGTATTATCTGCGATTCTTTGTAGACCCTGAGAACGGCACAACCTACAACAACGATATCTCCATCAACTACCCTGCGACCGACCACGATTACCATGCTTATTCAGAAGACACCGCATCCGTATCCTTCGGACAGACTGTATACGGATGCACGCATGATTTTGTGAGCGGGAAGTGCAGGGTGACACGGGGAATTGTGGATTTGGGGACGCTGACGTGGGAACTCATGACTGGTTCAACATCAATTTTCACTACCAACGTGATCGGAAGAAAGGGTGGGAATAACTTCATTTGTTCCAAGTATAAAACTGGGACAACGAGAAGCACTTTATACGCAGTATCACCATACAATGCCTACGATACAACTCCTGCGATTTTCGTAAATGATCCAACATATACTGATGCAACCACTTTCAAAAATTCGACGGCGGGAGTTCAGTTCGTCTACGAACTTGCCACCCCAATCGAACTCACTCTCACACCTGCGCAGTTATCTCTGCTTCAGGGCACAAATATCCTCACCGCTGATGGCACGATCAATCTGACTTATCTTGGCTCTGAGGCAAGCAATGTACAGGATGAGATAGACGAATTTGAAGCGGGGTTGAACAACGTTATCGGTTCCATCGCATTCATCGAAAATCAGGTAGCAAAGACTTCTCATGCGGTGGGTGAGTACATCATCCTTAACGGTATCTTCTGTAAGGTCATTGCAAGCATTTCTAGCGGTGAAACGCTGTCATTCGGGACAAACATTCAGGCAACTACAATAGGGGCTGAATTGAAGGCTATATGGGCGCAAATACAGGCATGAAAACAGTGGTATGCACAGAAGATGTGACCTTGCTTGATTTTTTGATAAGAGCATTTTCGGTCATTGGAATTATCGCTATCGTTGTTTATTACAAAATAAAAATATGGCTAGACAGCCGAAAGGAGAAATAAAATGGCTAAGTTTTGTACGGCAAAATGCGTAAACGGAGTATTCGCAATCAACACGGAGACTGACAATCTTCAGTCTGCAATCATTCAGTTTCACAGTCTGGCACAGGATCTGTGGAATGCTCCTGATGTTGCGACTGCAAAGATCGCAATTATGGATGAGCAGTTAAATGTCGTGGATGGATACGCAGAGTACATTCATCACGAAGTTTCCGCTGAATAATCGCTGACCATCGCTGACTTCTGTACTCTTGCTTTGTACGTACAAATATAGTAAAATGTACGTACATATGAAAGAAAAACGACTTGAAATCAGGATTGATGAAGAGTTTCTGAAAAGATTGCAATATCTGATGCATCTCAACGGGCTGAAATCGCTTGCTGAGACCATCAGGTTTGTGGTCGGTAAGGAGTACAGAAGGGAGATATATGGCAATCAGCGAGATGAAGAAAAACATAGTCATTAACAACTACTTTCAGAAGGAATGCACGGTCAATACGTCCATCAAAGAAGCGTACAGAAAAGGATTTGAAAGAGGTCTGACAAAAGCACCGAAGGAAGATGCTATTCCGGTAGCGTGGATTCAGGAACGAATCAAAAATGCCAATGAAGCAGGGTTTACACTTATCGCCCACCAGTGGCAGGAATTGATTGATGGATACCACAGGGAGGCAGACCATGAATGACCTGATAAGCCGTAAGGCGGCGATTGATGAAATAAGGAAATGCAGGTTTGTAGTTGATGCTATCGACAAAATAAAAGATTTGCCATCCGCACAGCCGGAGCGGAAAACCGGACACTGGGTATACGATGAAAACGGCATGGACTGGAATCTTCCTGCATGGGTATGTTCAGAATGTCACGGCATAAACAACATGATACCTACATACATACGGGGAAAAGACAAGATGATAAAGGTTGAGCATCCTTTGATGTGGGCAGGAAGCAAATATTGCCCGAACTGCGGTGCGAGGATGGACGGATGAGGATTCTGACACGGAAACAACAGGTCAAAATAGCCAAGCACCTTGCGGCGATTCAGTATATTGTGACGGACAATTTCGGCGGTAGCAGGGAAGAGCAGTTTCTTGCACTAGAAGGAATCATATCCAATGTGGCTGATATCGCCTTTGAAGTCGGTGGAATTAACTACATGGTAAATGACGTACCTGCGGCTCTCAATGCGCTAAAAGAAGCGGTTGAAAGAGAACAGGAATAACTTCGCAAAAGGTTTCTTTTGCGTACAAGATATTGGGGAATGTATATGGATATAATCCGTAAAACACGTGTGGCATTCAAATGTGTTGTGGAACAGATCGAAACCGATCAAGGCATGGAATGGTATGCGACTTATCCCGAATTTCCGGGAGTATGCGGTGGCGGTAAGACTAAGCAGGAAGCTATTGATGATTTAGGCGTAAATCTGTTAGCGCATATTGATTTGGCAAGAGATGAAACCCTTTAAGTTACTTGCAACTTGACGCAACTTGTTGCAACTTAGATGCAAGTTGGCAACTACTTGGCAAGTAACTTGGCATCGGAGATGTCGGGGGTCGAGGCCCGTCCCGTTCACCAGTGCGGTGTGCGGTAGTGACAAGGTTAAGAACACCGATGCTAAAAACGCGGTGGCGGAATAGGTAGACGCTCAAAGGGGAGTCAGAGGCGGCACAAAATGTGCGAAGCGAACGGCCCGAAATGCTCTGATATACATGGTGCAAATCCATGCCCGCATTTATACAGGACAGTCAAACGGCTGCCCTTTTTGATTGGAGGGACCATGAGCAAAAATATAGTGATTCAACAGACTGGCCAGCCGCAGAACATAACGGCTGCCAAAATCAACACACCAGAATTGGACGGCGGAACATGTTCATGGGTCCCGGAAGACGAGACGGAACTCGATGAGCTGACAGTAACGGAGAACGGTGATTACACACCGGATCACTACGGGTTCAGTAAAGTTACGGTTAATATCGAAAATCCGCCACAGCCCAGACTGGGAGAAATCAACATCACTCAGAACGGATCGTACAAAGCCAGCGATTACGGCATTGATGGCTTCAGCAAGGTGAAAATCGATGTGCATGGGGATTCTCCGTACAAGAGAATCTATTTTTACGCAGAGCCTGTCATGCCGTTTTGCGAGGGCATGGCTGTTGATCTCACTGGGGTTGTCATCCACGCTGTGAAAGCAGATGACACTGAGGTCGACATCACCAGTGAATGCATGTTTGTGCCGCAGGAAGGTTCGATCATACCGATGGGTATGACAGAGTTCCCTCTGACAGTGTTCTGGACGGCAGGAGGTCAGTCATGAGCAAGAATATCTATATCACAGAAAGCAGGAAGGGCAGACGCTTCGGATCGGTGAAGAAACTGAAGACAGAACTGCAGGGAGGCGGATCGTGCCTTTGGGTACCTGAGGACGATGTGCAGCTTGATCCGCTGTTCGCAATGGAGAACGGCGTTTACCTTCCTGACGAGTACGGATTCAGTGACGCTTCGGTCAATGTGTTTGACGGCAATATCGGATCGCTTGATGCGGATAATAACTGGCCGTACTTCCCTGACGGCGATCTTGATGGGTATGGCAAGGTCGATGTGAATGTGCCTGAAGAACAGCAGAACACGTTTACCGATGCGATCCAGATAAGTACGCTTGGCAATGATCCGAGCAGACCTTACTCATTCGTGACTTTTTATTCGATGTCCGGCGATAATTTCAGCACAAGCGGATCGACATTTTATCGATCAAGTTTTCCACCGTATATCTATTTGACAGAACAGGGATTCGCTCTGTGTGTGTTTGTCAGGGGAAACGGCAGTCTGCAAACATTCTCCAATTGGGAAAACATTTCCACAGACGATCCACAGCAAATACCTCATGCATATCTGCGTCAAGCGGTGTGTACGTTTAATGATTCTACTCCAACCGGAGGGCACAATGGATGCCCGTTCAGAAGCAGCTATGTGAACGGGGAAGATGTTTTCGGACCTGCGTCTCAAATCGATTATGCTGTGCTCGATTCAGTCGCCGGTCATAATGCCGCAGTAGGAAATTTTGGAGGCATATTCGATGTTTACAAACAGACGAGCAGATGGAGCAATCCCGGTGTGTCTGCGTTCCGTTACATCAAACACGTTCATGTTCCGGTGAGAGACACACAAACGTATTTTTACAGCTCCGATGTAACTGAGGGGAATTATCGAATCATCAACGGTATGCCATTTCAGTCAGGCCAAGAATGGCTTGACTACTGTAAAACACACTGACGGCAGATGCCGTTTTTCTTATGAAGGGAGGACTGATGGTGCTCGCTACAATTCAAACGTTATGCATGATTTGTCACAGGCTTCTCCTGATCTCACAGACGATGCTGACCGAACTGAAGCGGAACGGCTGCAATCCCAGAGCAATCGAATCGTGGGAAAGGGAGCTAAGCCATCTTCGCGATCTGCTCAGAAAAATGGAGGACTGAGAACATGATGTCACCACAGGAATTTTTAAATCAGTACCTTGGATGGGGCAAGGATGTGAACGGCGCGGCAGGCATCCAGTGCGTGGATCTTGCCAAGGAACATTTCAGACTGGTAGGCGTTCCGAACTATGCCGGCCCGATCGGCGGCGATGGGTATGCCGACAATATCTGGTACAACAGGGACAGATGGGCAACTTGGTATGACTTCATTCCCGCCGGGCAGTTCCAGGACGGGGACATGGTTGTATTTCCCCATCAGAAGCGCGGAGGATGGACTCATCCGTACAGCCACGTTTGTTTTTGGTACTCCGGTCAGGAGTTCGGAACCAATCAGGGCGTGGCACAGGCAACGCTAAAGAGCACCGACTGGTCGGATGCACTCGGCGCGCTCCGGTACAAAGGATGGAACAAAAAGAGCACACTTGCAGATCTCGCTTCTGACATTGAGATCAACGGCCATTCATATAGTCTGTATAAGCAGGCAAATGGCATGCAGACAGTCGTGCTGTCTGCCGGCATGGACAAACTTGCCAGTCTTCGAAACCTTGACGCGGATGTGTATGTCTGTGCGAAAGTGACCGGAGCAAACTACTTCCAGATGAAGGCTGATCAGGCTGATCCTTATGGGACCACCTACGGCGATCTCAGTTCCCCGATAAATGACGTCTGGACTGAATTACCGAATCAGGATACAACGCTCTACTATGACCTAGAAACGGGCATTTACGGCGATTGTACGGGCGTGCATGTAGATCGCAGCCACAACGTCTTCAGCCCGGCTGTGGTGTATCCGCAGACAGGAAATTACCAGTACGCAAGGATGGTCGGGATCGACCATGTGAACACTGTTTCCAGGTATGCATTCGTGATCCGGCTGACCGATGGCACGTATGCGCTTGGCATCGCAAATCAGGATCTTACCCCCAAGCAGATCGCAGAAGACTTCCGGTCTGCTTTTTACTTCGAATCGATAGCGTTTCTGGACGGAGGTGGAAGTGCGCAGATGTGTCGATGGACCGATCACAACATGGAGTATGTGCGTGAGACCGGGCGGGAAGTCCCGTCTGCAGTTGCCATCATCTCGACAAAACCGTATGAAGTTGATCCGCCGATCATCGTCCCGGAGCCAGAACCTGAGAATCCGCCTGAAACTGATCCGGGAGATCAGGATCCTGACGAAGATCCTGCCGATCAGGAAGTACCGACCATCATTGTTGATGACAAGGAGGACAGCATGAACGACAAACCCGTAACAATCATTGAGCAGATTGCGAAACTGATTGATGTTAAGTCGATCATTACATTCGCTCTTATTGGTACACTCTGCTATCTGAATATCGAAGGAAAAGCGGTAGATCAGCAGTTTATGACGGTGGTCACCGCCGTGGTAACGTTCTATTTCAGCTACAAAGTTCAAAAAAATGGAGATCAGAAGTGATTGACGAAGATGAGATCCGGTTAAAATATCAGAATCTGCTCCTGCGGTATCTCGATCTCAAGGTTGAGAATGACCGTCTGAAGCATCAGATCGAGCTCCTCAATGCATTGGGCGTTTCGATCGACAAAGAAAGAGAGGACAAAACCAATGCTTGACACAAACATCGTTCTGCCGATTATTCTTGCATGCCTTGCGGCTCCTGGCTTCTGGTCTCTGCTGATCAAGATCTTCGACCACCTGTCCGGCAAGAAGCGCGTCACCCTGGAAGAGATCGATCATAAATTGGACGGCCAGCGCAAGGACATCGACAAGCTAAAGGATTCATTTGCGGAGTTTGAAGGATCCGATGCTTTGAAGGAAGCACAGGGAGCACGCCGGCGGATCCTGCGCTTCAATGATGAGCTGCTGCGGAACATCGACCACAGCAAAGAGTATTTTGATGACATACTCGAAGACATTAAGACATATGAGGACTACTGCCACACACATCCATCTTTTGAGAACGGCAAAACAGTGATGGCAGACAGGAACATCAAACGCTGCTATGAGCTTTGCATGGAAAAGCAGAGTTTCTTAAAATAAAGCTGTCATTATTTACCACCTCCTTATGACACCCTCCGGACGAGCTGCCGGAGGGCTTTTTTTATGCTCTAAACTGATTGTTCATATACAATAAGAGAGAAAGTTGCCCACAAGTTGCCCACGGCATAAGAAAACCGCATGATTATGCGGTTTCGAAACATATAGTGCGGATGACAGGAAACGTCCAAAGTGTTTCAAGCCTTATCAGAATCGCTTATTTATGCGGTTTTTCAATGCTTTCGAACCATGAAATACGAACGTTTTTTCGGAAAAGTTGCCCACGGAGTTGCCCACGCCTATTTCATCAAACCGGACATAGTGCTGATCATCGCATCATCTGAATTCTTCAGAAGATGAGTGTATGTTTTCAGGGTCTGCTCGATCGTGGAGTGCCCCAGGTATTTACTGACTGCCACGATGTTGCACCCGTTATTGATCGCATTGGTGGCAAATGAGTGCCGGAGATCGTGGATCCGGATCTTCTTAACACCGGATGCCTTGACCGCTTTTCTGAATGCCGCATCGATCATAGTAGGGCTGAGCGGATCGTCATTCCCGAACAGGTATCCGCTGTTCTGTTCTGCCAGTGGCTTGAGCTTCTCCCATAGCTGAGGCAGTAACCGGATTGTCCGGTTCTGCTTCGTTTTGGTGGGTTTCCGGCCTTCTGTGGCAGTTCTTTGGCTGGCATGAATGTTTGCCCATCCATCCTTCAAATCGTCTGCCTGAATAGCTATTCCTTCGCCTCTGCGCATGCCTGTCCAGTACAGCGTCTCGAAGTACAGCGAATAGATCGGCTTATCGACGCAGGAGAGGAACCGCTGGAACTCATCCGGGGTCCACACATCCATCTCATGCATCAGTTCCTGATTGGTCAGCTTCAGCGGTTTGATACAGGCTGCAGTGTTCGGAAGATCGTGGATCTGATTCGCATACCTGAAAACGGACCTGACAAACTGGATCGTGATGTTCTTGGTCTTAGTTGATACCTCCTGATCGGCAAGCAAGCCACGCCACTGGATCAGCTCCGCCTTGGTTATCTCTCCGATCGGACGGTCGAGGAACTCCGAGAAGCGCTTTTCGAAGTGTTCCCGGTGTTTTATCTTCACCTCGGCCGAAGACTGGCTGTATGCTTCCCATTCGGAGATCATCGCCCGGAATGTCGGCGATGCCGTCTTCGCTTCCTGAACCGCCTTGAGTGCTTCCGCTTCCCATGCCTTCGCTTCACGCTTGGTGCGAAATCCTCTTTTTTTTACCCATTTCACAGATCCGTCAGGCTGGATCTGTTTCATGTTCACGTAATAGGTTTTACGCTTTTCATCGAAACTGATTGCCATGTTTTCACCTCCTTTGTGGTAACATGGAGGCATAGAAAAAGGCTTGCGGGTTCTGATTCTATGCCAATCTCCAGCGGAGGCAGCCGCAGGGGATTTTTTTATTCTTCGATTAAATCCAGCGTGCTTCTTAATGCTTTAAGAGCTTTTTCTCTTTTAGCGTTATCGGAAATGTGAGAGAGTTTCAACTCGAGTACTTCCAGAAAGTTATATACTTCTGGATCTATTACTTCATCATCTCCTATAGCTCTACCACCATCCTCTCTATAAAGAATGTCAAAACTCTGTTTAGGAACATCGTATCCCATGAGCCATGCTTCACTTACATCGAGAGCTTTTGCGATAAGGTATGTGTTGCTCTGAGCCGCTTTATAACGACCACTTAAATAATTTGAAATAGAACCTTTAGATATCTTAGTTCTTCTAGACAATTCAGCCGCAGAGATATCTTTTTCTTTTAATGCTGTGGCTAATCTATCTTTAAACGCTTCCATAATAATTCCTTTCTTCCTCTATAATAACAAATCGTTTTGAAATATGAACGAAAAATATTGAAATTCAAAACTTTTTGTTGACAACAGAATGCGAACAGACTATGCTGACTATAGTTTGGAAAACCAAACTTTGGAAAGGAGGTGCTCATGAGTAAAATTGAATTCAATTATTCCAAGTTGAGAGGCCGAATTGTTGAAAAGTGTGGGACACAGGAAGAGTTTGCGAAAAAGATTAATAAAGATCGCAGTTCTATCAATCTAGCGCTTAATAATAAGCGAGATTTCACACAAAAGGAAATTGTTGCCGCATGCGATGTTTTAGATATTTCAAACAATGATATTGGCCAGTATTTTTTTGCAAGATGAGTTTGGAAAACAAAACTATAAGAAAGGAGAACGAATGGAATTATCAATTTTCAACAATCAGGAATTCGGTCCGATTAGGGCCACAAGTATCAACGGCGCCCCGTGGTTTGTTGCGGCGGATGTCTGCAGGGCACTGGATATCGGCAACAGCCGAATGGTCATGAACCGTTTGGATGACGATGAAAAGGGTGTCATTTCAGCTGACACCCCTGGTGGAAAACAGGAAGTGAATGTAGTTAACGAGCCCGGCCTGTACGCACTGGTCCTCGGTTCACGCAAACCGGAAGCGAAGGCGTTCAAGCGTTGGATCACCCATGAGGTTATCCCTTCGATCAGGAAGAACGGCGGGTACATTGCAGGGCAGGAAACTTTGTCGGATGAAGATCTGATCGCAAAGGCATTGATCACGGCTAACAGGATCCTCGATGAAAAGAATCGCCGGATCGCAGAAATGCGTCCGAAAGAAATCTTCGCTGATGCGGTATCGGCTTCTCACACATCCATCCTGATCGGGGATCTTGCCAAGCTGATCAAGCAAAACGGCTATGACATCGGCCAGAAGCGGTTATTTCAGTGGCTGAGAGACAACGACTATCTGATCAAGAACGGAAGCAGTAAGAACATGCCGACACAGAAGGCTATGGATCTGGGACTGTTCGAAGTTAAAGAGCGCACGATCAACAACCCGGACGGATCGATCAGGGTCACCAAGACCACGAAGGTGACAGGAAAAGGTCAGGTTTACTTCATCAACAAGTTTATTCAAAAGGAGGAAAAGTGAAAACTGCAGCCGACATTCTCACTGCATCTTATCTGAACAAATCGGACATCAGAAAGCTGTTCGGTGTAGGCCAGCGGGAGGCGGTGAAGATTTATGACTTGGCCTTCCAGATCGACAAGGAACAGCTCGGCATCAACCAGATCTATGACTACAAAGTCAGGATCACATCTGCATGCAAAGTCACCGGCATTCCGCTCAGTGTACTTCGCAGACAATTCGACACGGAAAACAGAAAAGCCCCGGCGGCAACCGGGACTTCTCCTGGAAAGGAAAATTAACACAATGAAATCTTATCACAAACAGATCATTCATGACATCCTGATCGGCTTGCTCATGGGCGTGCTGATCGTCGGCATGATCATCGGCGCAAGCATTCAGCACGCTGATCGGATTAAGGCATTGGCCGCCGTGGAGGTGGGCGAATGATTGTTCAGAAATGGGACCACAGGAACCGCGTCTATAATCCGCACAAGATTCCGGATGACTGGAAAGTCGCAACATTCTGCTCAAGCATGGGCACTCTCGTGAACTGCGCTCAATGCGGCAAGCTCATGCATTACGGAGACTGCTACACCAGCAGAGAGATCCACAACCCGGCCGGCATAGGCTTCGCAGTATGTGAAGACTGCTATGAGGCCGAATGGACTAGGGAAATGGAGGCACAGCATGAAAAATGAAGCGGAACGCAAGGCGTTCATCAAAAACGAAGACAACTGGCAGCTGATCAGCAATCTCGGCAATGTGCGTACCTTTGAGCTTTCCTACAAGGGGTTCAGCTTCTATCGGCAGGAAGTGCTTCGGGGAGACGGGAAGTGGCACAGGAACTTCTGGTATCGACTGAGTTTGACGGGCATTGCCCACAAGCTGGATATGAGACAGTTTGTCGGCAACCTGGAAAGGATTGACCGGGGAAAACCTGATCAGGGAGGCGGACGATGAGCGGAGTTGTTGCAGTGGCGATCATTGTACTTCTTGTCGGGATAGTCGGCCTCGGATTCGCTGTCCTGACGCTCCACACGCAGATCGAAAATCTGAATGCAGCCATTGACCGGCTGACAGATCTTCGCGAGGAAGATCTCGAAGCAGTCAAGAAGGATGAGGTCGAGATCTGGGAGCAGATCAGGAACAATGCATTCGCAGTCAGCACCCTGAGTTCGTTCTTCACTGAAATGCGCTCGGAATATGCCGCCTTGAAGAAGGATGTCTACGGTACAGCCGATGTGACTGAGTTCGCACGGCTGAAAAGCGCATGCTACGAGACTCTGCCGAGGCGGATCAAGAAAATCGAGGACTTTCTCTCCGGCAAGCCGGAAGCCATCCGGATCGAGGATGAAGAGAAACTCGAAGAACTGCGCAAGGCACTCAAGATCACGCCGTTTGATGTGGCCAAGAATGAAGAAAAGTAATTCTCCGCATCCGGAAGATCATCCGGAAATGTTCGGAATCAACTTGTTTGAACTTCCGGCACGTGAAGAAAGAGAAAGGAAGAAGAAAATGTCAGGAGTAAAGATCAGCTCGCTTGAGCTGGAAAACGTTAAGAGAGTTAAAGCAGTCAGCCTTCAGCCAACAGCCAATGGCCTGACTATCATCGGCGGCAAAAATAATCAGGGAAAGACTTCTGTGCTTGATTCCATTGCCTTCACCCTTGGAGGAGCTGCCTATAAGCCGACAAACACCAAGCGCGAAGGATCCATGGTAGATCCACACATGAAGATCGTTCTCAGCAACGGCATCGTGGTTGAGCGCAAAGGTAAGAACAGTGCCCTGACTGTAACTGATCCATCCGGTCAGAAGGCAGGACAGGCATTGCTTGATTCATTCATATCCACGTTCGCTCTGGATCTTCCCAGGTTCATCAATTCCAATGACAAGGAGAAAGCCAAAGCACTGCTTCAGATCATCGGGATCGGTGACAAGATGGCTGAGTTCGACCGGGAAGAAGACCGGCTGACATCTGAACGGCTTGCTATTGGCCGGATCGCGAAGGAAAAGACCGGCCATGCTGAGCAGATGGTTCAATGGGACGGTGTACCGGAAGAACCGATCAGCGCGGCGGATATGATTGCACAACAGCAGGAAATCCTTGCCAGGAACGGACAGAGGGTTCAGTGGAAACGGGAGTATGACAGATTGCTTGATGAATCTGATCGGCTTGATAAGAACATTGAGGATCTGAAAAATCGGCTGCAGCAGCTGGAAGAGCAGAAGATGGATGTTCTCGACAAACTGCAGGAAGCTGATAAGTCTCCGATTGAGCTTGAAATGGAGTCTACCGCTGAGCTGGAAGAAAGCATAGCTAATGTCGAAGTGATTAATGCTAAGGTCCGGGACAACCTTGAAAAGGAAAAGGCACGGATGGAAGCAGAATCCTACAACCAGAAATACAGGGAACTCAATGTGCAGATCGACAACCTCCGGGCTGATCGCATGGCACTCCTTGATGGTGCGGATATGCCGCTTGCCGGTCTTGGCATCGATCGCGGAGTTCTGGTGTACAAGGGGCAGCCATGGGACAACATGTCCAGTTCTGATCAGCTGAAGGTAGCTACGGCTGTGGTCAGGAAACTTAATCCTAACTGCGGCTTCGTGCTTTTGGACAAACTGGAGCAGATGGATCTTGATACGCTCAGTGACTTCGGGCAGTGGTTGGAAAAAGAAGGCCTTCAGGCAATCGCAACCAGAGTCAGCACTGGAGAAGAGTGCACCATCTATATCGAAGATGGGTACTCTGTCGATCATGACGGAAAGAAGACTGCCGATCAGGGATTCAAGCCTGCTGAAAAGATGCAGAAGGCAGAACCTGAGATTGCCAAAGTCACGAAATGGGAAGCAGGAAAATTTTAAGGAGGAATAATAATGTCGTTTGAAATTACTTCAGGGATTCAGAAGAAACCCTATAAGACAGTGATTTACGGCGTGGAAGGCATCGGGAAGACCTCACTTGCGGCACAGTTCCCGGACCCTCTGTTCATTGATACAGAGGGTTCTACTGCCCGTATGAATGTAAACCGTTATCCGAAGCCTACCAGTGCCGAAATGCTCTGGAATGAAGTGGTCGAGGTTATTAATACAAGACCATGCAAAACACTTGTTATTGACACGTTTGACTGGGCAGAAAGACTGATCATCGAACAGCTCTGCAACATGGCGCAGAAACCATCTATCACATCGTTTGGCTACGGAGAAGGCTTTATCCGGCTGGAAGAACAGGTTGGTAAGTTTCTGAACCTTCTGCAGGATGTGGTGGATGTAGCCAACATCAATGTTGTCATCACTGCCCATGCTCAAACAAAAGAATTCACTCCTCCGGATGCCGACAATTCTTATACCAGGTACGAAATGAAGCTCGGCAATAAGACCACAGCTAAAACCGCAAACATGCTCAAGGAATGGGCGGACATGGTCCTGTTCTGCAATTACAAAATCTTTGTAGTCGCGAAGGATGAAAAGGGGAAGAAGCATAAAGGAACCGGCGGCCAGAGGGTGATGTACACAGAACACACACCTGCATGGGACGCTAAGAACCGTGATCATCTTCCTTCTGAACTGCCGCTGTCATTTGACGGAATTGCACATCTCTTCACTGATTTACCCGGACCGGCCAGTGATGAGGAGGTCAGTGCGAAGGTGTTCTTTGGCCCTGAAAATCTCAATGTAGTTGATGAGGCACCGAAGTCTGATCCGGCACCTGTACCGGCACCTGCAGATCCTGTTTCAGAAACACCACTGCTGGAGCAAATGTGGACACCGATCGCCTACACTCCGGATGAAGAAGCTGAGATCAGCAAACTGCCGAAAGCACTGCAGGATCTGATGAGGGCCGACTTTGTACATCCGTCTGAGATTCAGATGGTTGCGGTTGATAAAAAGAACTACATGCCGAAAGGCATGCCGGTATCCGCATATCCGAAAGATTTTATCGACGGATGGGTAATCGCCTGCTGGCCGCAGGTCATGGAAGTTATCAAACAAGAACGGGAACTGCCGTTTTAGAAAGGGAAAATAATGAATCAGTATCAGAATGCATATGCATCACAACCGGCTTATCCGGCACAGAACACAGCCCCTGTAGAGGGTGGAGAACTCCTTGACGGCGCTACGATTGGCGCTGATCAACTCGGCGATTATGACAGAACTTACACTTTGCTTCCTGAAGGTGATTACTCCTTCACAGTTGTGGATCTGAAACAGGATCGGTATCAGCCCGGTCCGAAATCAAAAATCGGGCCATGCAAAAGGGTTACTATTACGCTTCGTGTTCAGGATCCTAATACAGGTGACAGTGTTGATCTCTACCACAAGCTGTATATGTGGAATTCCAAGAGCTGTATCGGAATGATTGCTCAGTTTCAGGACAGCATTGGGATTCACAAAAAAGGAGAACCTGTCCGCTGTGACTGGAGGCATGAAGTTTTGGTTGGCAAAACCGGAACTCTCGCATTGAATCACAAACCAAATCAGGATGACCCGACAAAGGTCTACAACAATATCAAAAAGCTCTATCCGCAGGAACAGCCTGCACAGAATCCTGCACCTGCACAGGGCGGATGGACTCCCGGAAGGTGGTAATCCATGACTGAGCTTAGACCATATCAGTCAGAAGCTCGGCAGGCGATCGAAGACCAGTGGGCCAGTGGTGTGAAAAACACACTGCTGGTCCTTCCTACTGGAACAGGTAAAACCGTTGTTTTCAGCAAAGTAGTTGAGGATCAGGTGCATCAGGGAGATCGTTGCCTGATTATGGCACATCGTGGTGAATTGCTTGATCAGGCAGCTGACAAGCTTCAGAAGATCACCGGACTCGGATGCAGTGTGGAAAAAGCCAATCAGACATGCATAGGCGAATGGTTCCGGGTGTGTGTAGGATCTGTCCAGTCATTGCAAAGGCCTGACCGGCTCGACCGCTTCCCGAATGACTATTTCAATACAATCGTCATCGATGAAGCACATCATGCCATCACTGATGGATACCGGCGTATCATTGATCATTTCCCGGAGGCCAAAGTGCTTGGCGTGACTGCAACACCTGATCGTGGAGATCAGCGCAAGCTTGGAGAAGTCTTCCAGTCTGTTGCTTATGAATATTCGATCGTCAAAGCAGTCAAAGAAGGCTATCTCTGCCGGATCATGGCCCAGATAATACCGCTGCAGCTGGATATGACCAAGCTGAAGACGCAGGCTGGAGATTACACACTTGGATCCATCGATCACGCTTTGGAACCGTATCTGGAACAGATCGCAGAAGAAATGAAGGAATACTGCAAAGGTCGAAAAACCGTTGTTTTCCTTCCTCTGATCGCAACATCACAGAAGTTCAGAAGGATCCTTGAAGATAAAGGCTTCCGGGCGGCTGAAGTCAACGGCGAATCAGAAGATCGTGAGCAGGTACTGAAAGATTTTGATTCCGGCAAATACGATGTGATCTGTAACAGCATGCTTCTGACTGAAGGATGGGATTGCCCGTCTGTTGACTGCATTGTGATTCTCAGACCTACAAAGATCCGGAGCCTGTACTGCCAGATGGTAGGACGTGGCACCCGAATACATCCGGGAAAGAAGGATCTTCTTCTGCTGGACTTCCTGTGGCTGTCTCAAAAGCATGAACTCTGCCGACCGGCTGACATCATCTGTACTAAGAAAGAAGTCGCAGACAAAATGACCGAGAATCTTGAGCAGATTGATGACATGATCGACATCATGGATGCTGAAGCGATCGCTGAGAGGGATGTAATGCAGGAGAGAGAACAGGCGCTTGCCGAAAAACTCAGAAAACAGCAGCACTGCCCTCGCAAGCTGGTAGATCCACTTCAGTTCGAAATGAGCATCCAAGCTGAAGATCTTGCACTTTATGAACCGACACTTGGATGGGAAATGGGACCCGCTTCAGAAAAACAGCTGAAGGCACTGGAAAACTTCGGGATTTTTACCGGGGAGATCGAAAACGCAGGAAAAGCATCATTGATCCTGAATCATCTGTTTAACCGGCGGAAAGAAGGACTTTCCACACCGCGTCAGATCCGGTTCCTTGAAAAGAAGGGGTTCCAGCATGTCGGAACATGGACCTTCGATGATGCTAACAGGATGATCGCCCAGATAAGCAATAACTACTGGAGAGTTCCATATGGAATAGATCCTGAAACATATGAACCGGGAGGTATTTCTTATGGCTACTGAACAGGAAGTAAAAGAAGCGCTGCAGTTTATCGATCCGGCAATGCTGAGCTATCAGGAATGGCTCAATGTCGGTATGGCCATAAAAGCAGAAGGAATGCCGTGTTCCATGTGGGATGAGTGGTCCCGCAGAGATCCGCAAAGGTATGACGGCAAATGCTGGAAGAAATGGGAAAGCCTGAACGGAACTGGAATCACAGGGAAAACTATCTTCAAGATGGCCATAGACAATGGCTATCGATCTGCCGGATACGATGATTCCGGTCCGGGAGGAGAATTGATGGACGGGGATGTGATTGATGTCGGTGACTTTTATAAAATTGTCGATCAATCTGATCTGGACATCAGCATTGTCCCGAAATGCCATGCAAACTGGGATCCAGTTGAGGACGCAAGAAAGTATATTTCCGCGCTGTTCTCAGCTGACGATCATGTCAGCTACTGTACTGACTGCTATCAGGATAAAGAAGGAAAGTATCATCCAAAAGGTCGGAATTATGACCGAACTGCAGGACGGCTCCTGTCAGAGCTGGATGAGGCTTCCAGGATCGAAGATGTCTTCTATGACTATGATCACAACTGCGGGGCATGGGTATCCTTCAATCCGATGGATGGCATGGGCGGCAAAGCTGAGAATGTCACTGACTTCAAATATGCACTGGTCGAATCAGATACACAGGACATGAATGTCCAGTATTCCCTGATGACTGAACTCAGGCTGCCGATCGTGGCGCTTGTCCATTCCGGCAATAAGTCTATCCATGCGATTGTCAGGGTCGATGCCGGAAGCGAAAAAGAGTATTCAAGGCGTGTGGATCAGCTGTTCAAAATCTGCCGGAAGAACGGACTGGAAATTGACACCAGCACGAAGAATCCAAGCCGATTGTCCCGGATGCCGGGATTCGTCCGGGGAAGTAAAAGGCAGTATCTGATTGCAACTAATATCGGCTGTGAAACATGGAATGACTGGATTGAGTACATCGAAGGCATTAATGATGATCTGCCGGATCAGGAAGACTTCTGCGACGTTTGGGACAACCTGCCGGAGCTGGCTCCGGAACTCATACAGGGAATTCTTAGAAAAGGGCATAAGATGCTCCTCTCAGGTGGATCCAAAACCGGCAAGAGCATGCTTCTGATTCAGTTGGGCATTGCGATTGCTTCCGGAGGCCACTGGCTCGGAAAACTATGCGCTCAGGGAAAAGTGCTGTATGTGAATCTTGAGATTGACCGGGCATCATTCATGAAGCGCGTGGCGGCAGCATGTGATAAGCGATCTATCACCAAAGAACAGATTCAGCACAACCTTATCGTGTGGAATCTCCGAGGGCATTCAACACCGCTGGATAAGCTTGCACCGAAACTGATCAGGCGCTGTACCAAGGAAAACTTCACCGCTGTAATCATTGATCCAATTTACAAGGTCATGATGGGCGATGAAAACAAAGCAGGGGACATGGCTGCCTTCTGCAATCAGTTTGACAAGATTGCGACACAGCTGAACTGTGCTGTGATCTATGTCCATCACTATTCAAAAGGTGATCAGGATAAGAAGTCCAGTATTGACCGGGCATCCGGATCGGGAGTCTTCGGACGCGATCCAGATACGATTGTGACCGTAACAAAACTGCAGGCAGATGAACCGGCAGTGAGGGTTGAATTCACTCTGCGGGAGTTCCCGGATCTTGATCCTATCAATGCCTGGTACAGGTACCCAATTCACAGCGTGGATGATAACTGGAAGCTTAAGGAAGCAAAGCTGGAAGGGACAAAGGGTAAGAAAACTCATGAAGAAACTTTGATTGAGTTCATAGATCAGCTCCATGTTACGTTTGAAAACCTGTGTGCAGATGACGATGGAAATCCAAGAGATGTTACACAGGTAGAAATGGCTAAGGCAATGAAGATGAGCAGGCAGCAGTTTAACCGGAATTTTAATGAAGCAGTCAATTCCGAAATGACCTATTTACGGAAGAAAAATGCCAATAAAAAGACTGGTGGAAAGGCACTCATTTTCAAGGGTGAAACTGAAGAGGGTGAAACAGAAAATTAACAGTTTCACCTACGGGGTGAAACTGAGGTGAAACTGTATAAATTTCACCCGTGAAACTGATGGGGTGAAACTGTAAAAATCAATAGTTTCACGGGTGGGTGAAACTGACTCTCTCTAAAGAGAGAATGCTTACGCGCGGCATGCACACACGGGTGAAAGAACGTCTCACTTACGTTCGTTCTTTTCACCCAGTGGTGCCGTAGCATCTCGGACAAATTCACCTACCCCAAACCCAACACGAAAGGAGACGAATGAAATCAATAGAATTTTTCCTTGAAATGAATCCGCCGACGGCAACCTATCAGGAGAAGGAGATCAACTGGAAAACCAAGTCGATATATCAGAATGACAGATCCGCTGATGCAAAGGCCAAGCTCAGAGCACATCTGGTTAAGCATATCCCGGATCAGCCTCTGAATGGTCCGCTCCGGATGACGATCATTTGGGGATTCCTGGCAGAAGGCGAGCATCGGTTCAATACATGGTGTACCGATAAGCCAGATCTCGATAATGCTCAGAAGGCTCTGCAGGACATAATGACTGAACTGGGCTTTTGGAAGAACGATTGCTACATCGCCACTCTTCAGACATCGAAGATCTGGACATGGCATCCGGGAATAGCGATCACAGTGGAAGAAATGCCAGAGGCGATAGAAGACAGCTATGGGAGGAATGAAAATGGCATACGAAGGAATGGAACAATTTCTGAAGGACAGGCATAACGCACTGATGGCGTTCATTATGAGGGATGATTGGGATGCGATTCTGGCATATGCAAATAAGTATGAGGTGTTGCTGCATCCCAATACTTGCATTGCCAGAGCGAGTATCTATAAAGCGGCGCTGGACTGCACCGATATTCCCGAAAAGGTTAAGAAGATCGCAAGACAGAAGCTGGTGGCTATCGGGCTGAAGCCGATTGGACCGCTGGAAAGGATTGCAATGGAAAGAAGGAGAATGATGAGCTGATGGCTGAATACAATCAGGAAGCCAAGGCCGACAAAGGCAAGGCTCAGCTGACACTGGTGCCCAGACGGATTATCTGGGACATTGCCGCAATACGCATGTATGGAAATCAGAAATACGGCTCACCAGATAACTGGAAGCAGGTGGAAATAAAACGGTACCGTGATGCCGCTTTCCGCCACTTCCTTGCTTATCTCGATGATCCGGATGCCGTAGACGAAGAAAGCGGCCTGCCGCATCTCTGGCATCTCGCATGCAACATCTCATTTCTCTGTGAGATGGAGGGCAAGGAATGATCGAAGAAGATCTGAATAGACTCAGAAGTCTGTTCGAAAAAGGCCAGACTGACGATGAGATTGCTGATCTGATGCACTACTGTCCGGCGACAATCCGATTTTACCGGCAAGAGCTCGGACTGAAACGCCCTCGCGGCAAGAAGAGAATCGTCACCGAACAAGTGCTTGCCCAGATGCGCGAGCTTCACGATCAGGGGCTCAGTTACGAGCGGATCGCGAACGTGCTGAACATCAGTCGATATACAGTTGGCGATTATTTAACGGGGAAGGTAAAAGTATGAGTGACATGATTTCGCGGAAAGCGGCGATTGATGCAGTGCGAAGAACACCATACCACGATCTGATAAAAGAAAATATGGTTGCACTTCTGATGAATTTGCCATCCGAAGAGCCGAGATGGATTCCGTTCAAAGCTAGGGAACTCACAGAAGAAGAAAAGCAAGAACATCCGGAATGTAACTTTATTTTTGACGGCCAATTACCCGAAGATGGTCAACGGATCCTTGTGAGTATTGACGTTGCCGGGCATGAGCGGGTGCAGTTAGACGAGTTTTACGAGGACGATGAAATTTATCTCGATAGCGGATATGAGATAGGCGAGGAGGCAGTTGCATGGATGCCCCTTCCGAATCCATATCAGGAGGGAAGCGAATGACACCAAAAGAGATTGATGACTTCATCATGAAATGCCCGTATTTCGGTGGTAAGAACACCATCGACAGAAGAAGCATTAACGGCGAGTTGGTACATTGTGGAGATTGCGGAATGGAATGGCACTATCTCAAAATTTGTCCATCCGCACAATGCGTTTGTGCAAAAAAGATGGGGCTTCAGGAGGGGGAAAAATGGCTTTCTACTTAGAGCCTATCGGCAGTATTGATGACATAGAACTTGACGGCGTTGATATTTCCGACGTGAAGGTATGGAAGGACGAAACGTTTACCGCAGAAGTTGATACAAGCGGATGGTCAAAAGAACATTGGCAAGCAATATTCGGTTTCATTCCCATTATCCGTTGCAAGGATTGCAAGTTCCTACGTCTCACAGGAAGTGTGTGGAAATGTCAAAACAGGCTTGTGATGATGCTGTGCGAGCCGAATGATTACTGTTCAAGAGCAGAGAGGAAAGAACAATGACACAGACAGAATGGATAATCAGCATTGACGATGACCTGAGAGATTACGATGAAATGTTTGTCGGAAACGTCAGAGATGGCGATAAATTGATACGTTGCAAGGACTGCGAGCATTGGGATGGATATTTCTGTCATAACAAATCTTGGGGCGATGGTTACGGCTACTATACACCGCCGATAAAAAAAGAGGATGGATACTGCGACTGGGCAGAAAGGAAAGAAAAATGACTGTAATCATTGATGATGTCGAAAAGAAACCAGAAGATTGTTGGAACTGCAACTTCTGCGCTAAAGAAGACGGTAAATACTACTGTACCGTTGATGACGATTGGATCCATTTTGAAGACGGAAGCATCAATCTCGACTGCCCAGTCAATACACTGATCCACTGCAAAGATTGCCGTTTCTTCTCAGAAAACTGGAGATGCTTATCCTGGCACCAATTCTCAATGCCAGAATGGTTCTGCAGTCGGGCAGAAAGAAGGCTAAAAGATGAACGAAATGGATAAGCGTGCGATCTACCACCTGCGCCGGCATGGCTGGACGGATATCCAGATCGCCGAGCATATGCACTACAGCAGGGCAGCCATTGGCGATGCACGGCGCTCGATCGGTGTGAAAGCCAAGCGCGGCAGACCGAGATCCATCACGCCGATGCAGGTTGCGTCCATCATGGAGCTTCACAGCCAGGGACTTGGCTACAGAGTTATCTCTGCTCGGATGAATTTAGGCCGAAGCACGGTGCGCTCAATCGTCAGAAGGGAGACAAAGAAGCATGACAAGATACCAACAGCTTGATCGTGCACGGATCGCCCAGATGGCAGACCGTGGCTACACGGTGGACGAGATCGTAGAGGCGATAGACGCCAAGTCGAAAAGCCATGTTCTCAAGATCCTGACGGAGATGGGCTTCAGGGAAGCGACGAAAGGAATCAAACGCTTGGACATACCAAAGGTCAAGGCGTTGCAAAAAGCAGGATGGCCAATGAGTAAAATAGTCGACGAGTTCGGCTACAACTTCACCGCCGAACAAATCAGGACGGCAGTCAGGGAAAGGAGCTGACCAATGACGATAGAAACGCTCAGACAATATCGGATGATTGCGTCCAATATTGAGGCACTTGAAAATGAAATACAGTCTTATTATGTTCCGATTACAAGTCCTAATGGGCGCGAAAACGTCGGCGGATCTTCGTCGGTTCGTGTGTCAGGCGATCCGACTGCTGAGGCAGTTAATCGTATCCTTGACTTGAAGGACATCCTGATCGAGCGCCAGAAGGAACAGCAGACGATGCTATATGAGATCGAGCAATGGCTGAGAGGAATCGAAGACATTGAAATTGAATCGATTATCCGATGGCATTTTCTGATCGGGAAAACGTGGGCAGACACAAACATAAAGGTGTTTGGATATAACGATCGCGATTACTGCCGCAAACGCTTCTACAGGTATCGAAACGAAAATCCGGACATGTTTCAGTAAACTCGGACTTCATCTTCCCGAAAAAGACGGTCGGCTATGTGCTATAGTGTATGCACAAGGACTGCGTGAAGCAGTCCTTTTTGCATGAGAGCACCGTGTCCCATAGGCACTTTCATCCCTCTCTTGACTGAAAATTTGGTGCTCTCATTTGCGTTTGAATATACCCACCCCATATGAAAAAGCCAGGAAGAAACAGACCAGACAAAGACGGATGCCATCAGATGGCATTCAAGCGTGCGAAGAAGATACTGTATGCGACGCAGAGTTACTGCGCGATCTGCGGAAGACCAGTGGACTTCAGTCTGAAGTTCCCTGATCCGATGTCACCGACTGTGGACCACATCGTGCCGATCGCAAAGGGTGGACATCCGTCTGCACTTGAGAACCTTCAGCTGACGCATCTCGGATGCAACCAGAAGAAAGGTGACAAACTGTTCAAACAAAGAAAAGAGCCGATTCGGTGCAGTAACCGTTCCCTCCAGCTGTCGGCAGACTGGAGGACGCTTTGATGGGCGGGGTAGGAACTGTGCATCCAGAGGGTACCTAACCAATCCGCCGTGACTGGGTAAATTTCCCACACAAAACCGTGTGCAGTGTGCAAGAAAAACTAGAAAGGACAAAAAAAGATATGAATGAAAGGTGAAACTAGAAAGTGTTCCTGTTGTGGCAAAGAATTTGCTGTAAGTAGAGAAAAACGGAGATATTGCTCAGCTGAATGCAGAGAAAAGGCAAGACGTAAAATGCATGCCGCATGGAAATACTCTCATAGACATCATCCGGAGCCAAAAACATGTGTGATATGTGGAAACGTATTCCAGCCTCATACGGATCGGGACAAAACATGCTCTCCTAAATGCTCTGAAAGGTTGCACCACATGAGAGAAGCACAAAGGCATAGAGAAAAAATGATAAATGAATATGGCTCATGGGAAGCATATGAACGCCATTATCGTAAAAAAACAGGGGAACTGACAGCTGAGAGAAACAAGCAAAGAGCAAAACCGGAGCAGTTATCGTTTAAGTTCATTTATTCAGGAGAGTGTGTAGTATGCGGGTCGCCGTTTGAAACGCTCAATCCCGCTCAGAGAACATGCAGTAAAAAGTGCAGTCAAAAATTGCGATACGCGAGAATAAGCAATCGCATTCCGAAGGAACAAATTGTTGATAAGGACATTACGCTAGAAGCTCTGTACAGAAGAGATTCCGGCGTTTGTTATTTATGCGGAAAACAATGCGATTGGAATGACAAGAGAGATAACTGCGTCGGAGACAATTACCCCTCGATCGATCACATTCATCCGGTATCAAAAGGTGGTCTTCATTCTTGGAAAAACGTCCGGCTTGCTCATATGAAGTGCAACATCGAAAAATCCGATGCTGTGCTGAGTAATGAAGGCCAGTACATTTCAGTAAGCCCACCGCCGGAAAGAAAAAACGTTTGCAAGATGGTTGGACAGTATACGAAGAATGGTGAGTTAATTCGCACATATTCTTCGACTGCGGAGGCAGAAAGACTGACTTGCGTTAAACAAAAAGGCATTCAAAAATGCGCCAGAGGCGAGTGCAAAAGTTATAGAAATTATGTTTGGAAATATTGTGCGTAGGCACTTTTTATTTTCGAACGTATACCCGAGTTAAGGACGAAGGAGCGCTGCAGTGTATCAGAATGTTGGAATTGATTTTTTAAAGAACAAACTGGCCATGAAGCAGGGCAGAGTGGCAAAGAGATACCAATACTACGATATGAAGATCCCCGACCAGTGGATCATGCGGGACATGCCGAAGGAATTTATGGCGTATAAGAGCGTGCTTGGATGGTGCGCGAAGGCCGTGGACAGCGTGGCAAACAAACTGCAGCTGGATGGATTCCTTGAGGACAACTTCGACCTCATGAAGATCTATCAGATGAACAACATGGACATCCTGTGTGATTCTGCGATCCTGGCGGCGCTGATCGGGTCATGTTCGTTCATCTACATATCCACGGACGAAACGGGATTTCCCAGAATGCGGGTCATTGACGCATACAATGCCACCGGCATGATCGATCCGGTGACATACATGCTTTATGAGGGCTACGCAGTTCTCGATCGTGACGCAAACGGCAATCCGGTAACCGAGGCTTACTTTGAAAAGGGACGGACAACCTTCTACGAAAAAGACAGAGAACCGTACACTCTCTTAAATTCAGCACCGTATCCGCTGTTGGTCCCGATCATCTTCCGACCGGATGCCACAAGGGCATTCGGACACTCCCGGATCAGCCGGGCGTGCATGGATCGAACCAATGCGGCGATGAGAACACTGAAGCGCTCTGAGATCGCATCCGAGTTCTATTCATATCCGCAGAGATACGTGCTCGGCATGGATGGCGGAGCGGAAACGGATGATGATGCACAGCAGAATGCACAGCAGACGTTCGACAAGTGGGCGGCTGCCATGTCTGCCTTCTTCCGGGTCGATAAGGATGAAGATGGCGATCACCCGGTGGTAGGACAGTTTCCTCAGCAGAGCATGGCTCCGTTTATGGAGGAGCTCCGGATGCAGGCCGGTTTGTTTGCCGGCGAGACAGGGCTGACGCTTGATGATCTTGGATTCCCTTCGCAGAATCCATCCAGTGCTGAAGCAATCGAGGCCAGCCACAGGGAGCTGATCGAGACAGTTGAAAAGGCACAGCGCACATTCGGCACAGGTTTTCTGAATGCCGGCTTCCTGTGCGCGTGCATACGTGATGACTATCCTTATCTGCGACAGCAGATTTATCTTACAAAGCCGAAGTTCAAACCGCCGTACAAGCCGAACGCGGCACAGCTTGGTGCGTTTGGTGATGCGATCGTAAAGATCAAGCAGTCCTTCCCGGATTACAGCGATGAGGAGCTTCGGGCTTTGATTGGAATCTAAGGAGGGGATCATGGAGTACACTGTTCAGCTTAATTCACTGATCAAGCTGTTCCGGCAGTACATGAACGATGACAAGGACGTCACTCGGTTCTATGCACGGTGCCGGGATGGTACTGCAACGTACAAGGACGTCTACGATCTGGCCGATAAGGCCGGGGTGAAGATGTCCGATCTGCTCAAGAAACAGATCCTTGACCAGTTTCCCAACGGCATTCCTCCGGAAGCAGTGGACGCGATCATCCCGCCGGCATTGCGAGAGCAGTGTGATGCGGTGATCGCCGGCGCGGACCGTGTTCAGGCACTTGTCAACAAAAAGGCCGGGATCGGGATCGCTCCTGCGGAGATGCATCCGGATGAAGACAGGATTCTTGGACTCGCTGAGCACTTCAAAGAATCTGGCTTCGGCGATGAAGCGGCAGAGCTGATCACGAACCTTGCGAAGTCAACGGTTGATGAGACGATCAGGACCAACGCCGAATTTCAGAATGACAGCGGCATGAAGGTGACCGTGACGAGAGTCTACGATGACGTAGGACTGAATCACGGCAAAGATCCTTGTCAGTGGTGCCTGGATCGGTGCGGTGAGAATGTGCCGTACAGCACAGCTGTGGACATGGGAATGTTCGAACGCCATCCGGGATGCGGATGCCGGATCGAATACCACACGGCTAAAGGATCGAAGATCCAGAGCAACTGGCGACACAATGTTTGGATGGACAGCGATGCCATCCTTAAATTTCGAAGAGGACTCGGATTAGAGTAAATCAGGGAGGAGAGATATGGCCAAAAAGACAGGCCGTCAAACTCCTACTCAATCCGTAACGTTACCGTACAAAAAGAGCAAAGGCGCCGAAGCTGTCAAACTGTATGAGCAGTCAGGGCGCAAGGCGATCAAATGGCAGAAGGATCTGATCAGGCAGATCATGGCTGTTGGGCCGGATGGTCTGTGGGTGCATCAGAAATTTGGTTACGAAGTCCCACGGCGAAACGGCAAGAACGAAATTCTTGCCATAAGAGAGCTCTGGAGCCTCGAACATGGTGAGAAGGTGTGTCATACGGCGCACCGTGTTACCACGGCTCATCAGGCGTGGCAGAGGCTCTGCCGGATACTTTCTGACGCAGGTTATGAAGAGCTCGGACGGAAAAAGAAAAACGAAGATCCGCCTGAGAAATCTTTTCGTACCACGAAGGCTCTTGGACTGGAAACAGTCACTCTCACAAACGGCGGTACTGCCGTCTTCCGCACCCGGACAGCCAACGGCGGTCTTGGTGAAGGCTTCGATCTTCTTGTGATCGATGAAGCACAGGAATACACAACGGCTCAGCAGGCGGCACTGGTATACACGGTTTCCGACTCAGCCAATCCGCAGACGCTGTTTTGTGGAACGCCGCCGACAACAGAGAGCGCCGGTACAGTCTTTCCGGAGATGCGCAAAGCGTGCCTTGAAGGGACAGCTTATGACACCGGCTGGGCAGAGTGGTCCGTCGATACTGAACCGAAGGACCTGATGGATCAGAAACTATGGTGGCAGTGCAACCCTTCGATGGGCTACCACCTCAATGTGAGAAAGATTCGCACCGAATACGATCCAAATAATCCCTTGGATTTCATCATCCAGAGATTGGGCTATTGGTATCTCTACTCACTCAAATCAGCGATCTCAGAAGCTGACTGGAGAAGACTGGAGGTACAGGAACGTCCGGATCTTCAGCCGGAACGCTACTTCGGCATCAAATTCGGCAAGGATGGCATGAATGCCTGTCTCGCGGTTGCTTCAAAGACAACTGACGGGCAGGTTTTTATTGAAGCCATAGACTGCAGGCCGATCAGGAGCGGGATCGAATGGATCATTCCGTTTCTACAGAATCCATCGACCAGGAAAGTGATCGTTGACGGTGCCGCCGGAAGCCAGATGCTTGTGGATCTGATGAAAGAGAACAAGCTGAAGGCACCGATACAGCCAACGGTGGCAGAAATCATCGACGCCAATGCGAAATTTGAGAATGCGGTATTTAATGACGGAATCCGTCATATCGACCAGGAAGCCCTGCGCAATGCAATCAGTAACTGCAAACACCGAAGCATCGGAAGCAAGGGCGGATTTGGATACGAAACACTTGATCAGGCTTACGAAGTAGGACTGATCGAGAGTGTTTCGCTTGCGTACTGGATCTGTTCTGAGAGCAAAGCCAGACGCAGGCAGAATTATTCTTTTTAACTTACGGATACCATCCGGTGAAAATGGGAGGAAACAAAGATGGCAAACTTGGAAAAAGCAATCACTACGCAGGAAGAACTCGATGCCGTTATCGGCGAGCGCCTGAAGAGGGCGAAAGAGAAGTACAGCGGATGGACTTCTCCTGAGGATCTTCAGAAGATTCAGGAAGAACATGCGAAAGCAATCAAAAAGCTAGAGGATGCTGCTTCTGAAACGCAGAAGATCATCGATGAGAAGGACAAGACGATTGCCGAAAGTGCTAAATACAGGACCGACCTGGAAAAAACGAGAATCGCACTTGCAGCAGGACTGGATGTCAAATATGCGAATCGTCTCCAAGGCGAGAATGAAGAAGAGTGGAAAAAGGACGCAGAGGATCTGGCAAAAGACTTTGCCATGTCTCACAGTGCTCCTCCGCTTGGCAATCCTGATCCTGCAACTTCGAAAGCCAGTCCGGAGGACGTCGCGAAGAAGAAGTTCGCTGACTGGCTGGATCAATTCAACTCAAATAACCAGTAAAACATGGAGGTAAAAAATCATGGCTGCATCTGGAACTGCAACAAATAGAACCAACATTGAACTCCCTACTGAAGTATCCGATCAGATTATTCAGAAGGCACAGGAACAGTCCGCGATCATGTCTCTCGCGACTAAGATCGCACTGCCGGGCTGGGGTCTCACGATTCCAGTCATCACTTCCGATCCGGAAGCTGAGTGGGTAACTGAAACCGGTGCGAAACCGGTCAAGAATCCGGGTCTCGACAAGAAGGTTATGCAGGCGTACAAGCTCGCTGTCATCGTACCGTTCTCCAATGAGTTCCGGCGTGATGCGAACAACCTGTACAATGCGCTCGTCAGACGTCTCCCGCTCGCTCTCGCGGCGAAGTTTGATGGCACTGTCTTCCACGGCAACGCTCCGGGATCCAACTTCGATACCTTTGCGGCAGTAACCGCACAGGATCTTTCCACCAATGCCTATCAGGGCCTTGTCGACGCTGAAATGGACATTGCTGATCACGATGGTATCCTGAACGGATTTGTCATCGCACCGAAGGGTCGTGGCGTTCTCCTGAGTGCTGTGGACAAGAACGATCGTCCTCTGTTCATCAACAACGTTGCTGAAGGCGCTGTACCGATGATCCTTGGTCATCGCACCTACAACAGCAAGGCGGCTTACAAGGCGGCTTCCGGCGCGAATCCTGCAGTTGTCGGCTTTGCCGGTGACTGGACTCAGGCAATGTACGGCATCGTTCAGGGTGTCGATGTATCCATCAGCGATCAGGCTACTCTTGTGACCAAAGATGCGCTGGATCAGACCGTCACAATCAACCTGTGGCAGCAGAACATGTTCGCTGTCCGTGCTGAGATCGAGGTCGGTTTCAGAGCTGACACCAACGTGTTCAATGCTCTGACTTATGCTCCGTCCGGTGCGACTGGCACAACCGAGTGATCGGTAACTGAGTGGAAATAGATATGAAAGCGGCAGTTTATTCCGGAACACGCAATCTATATCCCGATATGGTAACAGCGGCGAAATCACTGCTTCATAACGGAGGAGCGGATAAGATCTTCTTCCTGATCGAAGACGATCACTTCCCGGAATGGCTGCCGCCGCATATCGAAACCATGAATGTGAGCGGTCAGGCATTTTTCCCGAAGAACGGAGCTAACTTCAAGACGAGCTTCACGTACATGTCACTTCTCAGGGCGTGCTACACAAAACTGTTTCCGGATCTTGACCGGGTTCTCCAGCTGGACGTCGATACGATTGTCGTAGACAATCTCGATGAGCTGTGGAATCTGAATATGAATGGCAAATGGTTTGCCGCAGTCGAGGAACATCACTCGACCTACAAGCCATATGGGCCGGTCTACTTCAATATTGGCGTGGCGATGTTCAATCTTGATCAGATCCGCATGGATAAGGCCGATGAGGCATGCATCAGGTTTCTGAACACCGTCAAGGTCCCGTACATCGATCAGGATGCCTGGAACAGATATGGTGTAAGCAAGGCTATAAAACTGCCGGTCCGGTACAACGAAACGATTGTTACCGGATACACGGAAGATCCTGCAGTAGTTCACTTTGCAGGGTTCAAAAACTGGCAGAACAATGTGAGAGCGCCGCGGAGGGAGTACCTGAAACGGTATCGTGAAATGAGCTGGGAGGAGGTTCTTAATGGCAAAAATACTGATCGCAGTACCGACATTTGAGAATATTTATCCTGATACATTCAAGGCAATCTATGATCTGGACACTTCCGGGCATGATTGCACTTTTGAGTTTGTGCGCGGCTATGACTGCGCCACGGCCCGCAACAAAATCGCTCAGCTGGCGATGAATCAGGACGCTGACTATGTGCTGATGGTGGACAATGACGTTGTTCTTCCGAAGGATGTGCTGAAGTATTTCATGGAAGATCCTGTTGATGTTTGTCTCGGATATTACGCTCACCGTGATAAGGACAACCTCTACCGGGGATATACATGTGTGTGCAAACTGAAAGACAATACGGGGAAGCCTTATTTCAACTATCCGCTTGAGTCTGAATACAGCGCGCAGGAAATGGCGGAAGCGCGTCTGCGGGGAGAATACCGATTCAAGATCCACGGCGGCGGCATGGGATGCGCATTCATCAAAACGGACGTATTCCGCATGATGCGTTATCCCTGGTATGACTGGGTGAACTACAACGATAAGCACCGTGGAATGCTATCCGAAGATTTGTACTTCTGTGAGCAGTGCAAGAATGCGAAGATCCCGATCTACACAGACAGCAGGGCAGGATGCGGCCATCTTTTCAGGTATATCCAGTGGCCGGAGTGAGGATGGAATATGATCAAAATGATTAATTTTTATTCCGGCAACACGATGTATGTGGCTGAAGAACGGCTGCATGAATATCTTGATGCCGGACACAGACTGGCAGAAGCGGAGAAGCCGGCAGAGCCGGAGAAACCGACGAAGCCGAAAAAGAGGACAGCGAAAAAATGAGTAATAGCGCATATGCAACGATACAGGACGTCATCACGCTGAGCGGAAAAATGTACACTGCGGAAGAACAGGAACGCATCGGCGCTCTGCTTCCGCTTGTATCAGACGCTCTGCGCTATGAAGCAATGAAGGTTGGCAGAAATCTTGATCAGATGATCGAAGCCGAAACCACAGGGGCATATGCCAATGTGGTGAAATTGGTGACTGTTGACATTGTGGTCCGTGTGATGAGACAGAGCATGGAGGGAGAACCGATGTCACAGGAATCTCAGGGCGGACTCGGTTACACATGGTCAGGAACGTATGCTGTCGCAGGCGGCGGCATTGCGGCTGCCATTTTGAGAAATGATTTGAAACGGCTTGGTCTGAGAGTACAGCGTTACGGAATGGAGGCCATGTATGGCAGGTATCCACGGGACAACGGTGACACTGTTTGAACAGACACAGACGGGCGTGGATGGCTTCGGAGCACCTATTTACACCGAGACACCCGTACAGGTTGAAGATGTGCTGATCGGCGAGCCTTCCACAGACGAGATCACCACATCGACAGCCATGTACGGCAAGAAGATCGTGTGCATGCTCGGCATCCCTAAAGGTGACACACATGACTGGAT